GGACCAGCGCCGCCGACTTCAAGCAGATCCACCGCCTCCAGCTCGGCGAGGCGCCGCAGCTCGAGAAGGTGAACGAGAGCGGCGAGTTCAAGCGCGGCAGCATCGGCGAGGGCAAGGAGAGCTACCGGGTCGAGACCTGGGGCAAGGTCATCGGCATCACCCGCCAGGTGATCATCAACGACGATCTCGACGCCTTCACCCGCGTCCCGGCCCTGTTCGGCACCTCGGCCGCGACGCTCGAGAGCGACATCGTCTGGGGCATCGTCATTGACAACCCGGCGATGGCCGACACTAACCCGCTGTTCCACGCCAGCCACAAGAACCTCGCCGGCACCGGCACCGCCCTGGATGTCCCGAGCCTCGGCAAGGCGCGGACCGCCATGGCCAAGCAGACCGGGCTCGACGGCAAGACGCTGCTCAACCTTCGGCCGACCTTCCTCGTGGTCCCCGCCGGCCTCGAGCTCGCCGCCGAGCAGCTGATCGCCCAGAGCCTGGTGCCGGCCAAGACCACCGACGTGGTGCCCAACTCGATCCGCAGCCTCGCGGTCATCGCCGAGCCCAGGCTCGATCCCGCCTCGGGCGCGGTGCCCTGGTTCCTCTTTGCCAGCCCGGCCGCCATCGACACGATCGAGTACGCGTACCTGGAGGGCCAGGACGGCGTCTTCATCGAGAGCCGCACCGGCTTCGACGTCGACGGCGTCGAGATCAAGGCCCGGCTCGACTTCGGGGCCAAGGCCATCGACTGGCGCGGCCTGTTCAAGAATCCGGGCGTAGCGCTGACCTGATCGCCAGCCGAGCCGACACCCACCTGATCCATCTTCTCCCAAGGAACCACACTCATGGCCAAGAACCATATCCAGCCGGGCCGCGTGCTCACCGTCCCGGCCCCCACCGGCGGTGCCCTCAGCGGTGCGCCGGTGCTCATCGGCACGCTCTTCGGCGTGGCGCAAGCCGACGCCGAAGAGGGCGCGGACCTCGAGATCCTGACCGAGGGCGTGGTCGAGCTCGCCAAGGCCACGCCACTCGGCATCGATGTCGGCGACCGCCTGTTCTGGAACGGCGGCGACGGCGTGCTCGACAAGACCGCGTCCGCCCAGGTCTGCGTCGGCGTCGCGGTCGCCACCGCCGCCTCGGCCGACACCGTGGTGCGGGTCAAGCTTGGCGCCGTCACCCCGGCGGGAGCGTGACCGCGTTCGCTGCCGCCACGGACGTGCTGTTCGCCGATCCGCATCTGGCACGGGATGCCGTCTACCGCCCCGGTGGGGCCGGTGAGGGCATCCCCGTCCGGGTGATGCGCCGCCAGCCGGACCGGATCGAGGGCTTCGGCGAGACACGGCTCGCCAGCAGCACGACGATGCTCGATGTGCGCGCAAGCGAGGTTGCGGAGCCCGCAGCCGGTGACACGCTCGAGGTCGAAGGCCGCACGGTCGTCGTTCAGGGCACGCCGCTGCTCGACGCCGAGGGTCTCGTTTGGGGCCTAGACACGCGTCCGGCATGAAGCTCACCGCCACAATCGTCGGCAGCCTCGGGCAGATCATGGCCGAGGAGGTAAAGGCTGGCGAGAAGGCCGCCACCGCCGCCGTGCGCCAGGCCGGCGACGGGCTCAAGGCCGCCTGGCGGGCGCAGATCTTCGGTGCCGGGCTCGGCACGCGACTCGCCAAGACGATCCAGAGCCAGGTCTATCCGCGCTCCGATCAGAGCCTGAACGCTGCCGTCGTCGTCTGGTCGAAGGCGCCGGTCATCGTCGGCGCCCACAACACCGGCCCGCTGATCCGCTCGCGGAACGGCTTCTGGCTGGCCATCCCGACGCCGGCCGCCGGCAGGTCGCTGCGCGGCGGACGGATCACTCCCGGCGAATGGGAGCGCCGCAACGGCCTCCGCCTGCGCTTCGTCTACCGCCGCTCAGGCCCCAGCCTGCTCGTCGCCGAGGGGCGGCTCAACACGAAGGGCCGTGCCGTTCGCTCGCGCTCGAAGACCGGGCGCGGCATCGCCACCGTGCCCATCTTCCTGCTCGTGCCGCAGGTCAAGCTGCCCAAGCGGCTGGATCTGGCACGGGATGCGGTGCGGGCGCTCGACAGTGTGCCGGGGTTGGTCGTAGCGGAATGGGTGAGGTTGACGGATTAAAGGACTGTCTGCAGCGAGACGGAGCCGCCTTTCTACGCCCTCGCGGATTTCGGCTAGCCTGAAGCGGTCGCTCCGGCGTCGTCCGGATCGACCGACCAGGCGTCCTTTGTGGCCTCGAACCCCTCCCAGGCGACGTAGGGCACGATCAGGAGGGCCGCCACGGGGTCGGCCCACCACCAGCCCAGCCACTGCGTCAGCCCGATCCCAGTCAGCACCACCACCGTCTGGTACTGGCAGATGAGCGTGTCCTTGGCGTCGTATTTGAGGGCTGGCGACTCCAGCCTCTTGCCGTAGCGGTATTTGCCCCAGGCCAGAAACGGGTTAACCACGAGCGAGACGAACAGGATGGAGATGCCCCACCAGTTGAAGCCCGGGGCCTCTTGCGAGACGAAGGCGGACACCGCCTCGTAAAGGATCGCCGCGACCACGATCCAGAAGGCGCATGCGACGACCGAAAGCGCGACCTTCTTGCGGTGAAGGACCGTGCGGCGGTCCGCGCCTCTGCTCTCGCCGCGCAGACGCCAGATCAGCGTGCCCGCCGAGGTGGCTTCGACGATGCTGTCGAGCCCCCAGCTGACCAACGCCGCGCTGCCCGTGAGCAGGCCCGCGGTCACCGACACGACGACCTCCACGACGTTGTAGACGAAGCTGGCGATCTCAACACGGACGCCGCGCTTCAAGTTCGCCTCTCGGTCGTTCTGTCGCTCTGCCATAGCGGGCCTCTGGCGCTGTGGGATGTTTGGGAAACCATGCTGGTGTTCCGATTGTTCCGGCGCAGCCGAAAGTTCGTGCGCTTTTCAGCATGCGAGCAGAATGGGCGTGCCGGACCGTCGAGCAGGAATTTTGGCGGCATTGCCGCGCTCCCGAAGCAAGCGAGCTGACCGACGGCGTGGGGGAACGATGCCGGCAGCTCGATGATGCTTGGCGTCATCTGCGCCTTGGATGCTGCCGCCGCAACGTTGCTTGGTCATTTGGATTCAGAGGGAAATCGGGTGGCGACACGACGCGAGCACGTCCTGGCGACCTTGAATGAGCGGCTGCGCGCGACCACTGCGGCCACCGTCCGACGCAACGAGGTGCTGCCTGAGAAGGTGCCCGCTGCCGGCCTCGTGATCCTGCGCGACGGCGACCCGGGGGAACCTGATGTGACGCTCAACCCGCGCAGCGAGTTCTACAGCCACCGCGTCGAGATCGAGGCCTACGTGTCGCGCGATGCCAACGGCGGCGAGGTCGCGCTCGATGCGCTGCTCGGGGCAATAGGCACAGCACTCAGGATCGATCCCTCCCTCGGTGGGCTCGCCGAGAACCTGACGCCGTTGGCACCAGAGACCGGGGCGTTGGCCATCGAAGGCGCAGCGCCGATCCTTACGGCCCGGCTCGTTGTCACGGTCGAGTACCTGGTGAGCGACCCGCTCGCCGCCTGACCTCTTCCTCCTGGAGATCACGTGATGCCCAAGGTGCGCGCCTACGGCGCCGACGCCACGCTGAAGGCTTGCCGCGAGGCCAGCTACGGTGTGGCACCGCTCGCCGGCTATCGAAGCCTCGACTTCAAGTCTACCGACCTCTCCGCGGCCCAGCCGCTGGGCGACGATCCGCTGCTCGGCCGCGGCCGCAACGCCCAGGATCCGTATCGCGGGCTCGTCACCGATGAGGGCCAGCTGGAAATCCCATTCGATCTGCGCGGAACCGGCTTCTGGCTTACTGGCCTGTTCGGCGATCCAGTGACGACGGCCGTCGCTGCTACCGGCTTGATCGCCTTCGCCGTCAACACGTCGCCCGGCGACACCATCACCCTGAACGGCACGGTCTGGACCTTCGTCTCGGGCACCGCCTCGGGTAGCGAGACAGAGATCCAGGGCACGCTGATCCAGACCCTGGACGCGCTGGTCATCGACCTGAACGCCTCGGCCGATGTCGAGATCGCGAAGTGCACCTATGCGCGGCCGACCGACACCGAGACCCTGGCCATCACCTTCGACAACGCAGGGCCGACCGGCAACGCCTTTACCATCGCAGCGTCCGCTGCGGCGGTCTCGGTCGCGACCCTGACCGGCGGTGGCCACGCCCATGCCTGGGAGAGTGGTGCCGACGACATCCCGAGCTACACCGTCGAGATCGGCCACTCGAGGTTGGTGGGTCCGGTCTTCTTCCGCCACCTTGGCACGGTGCTGGAGAGCCTGACCTTCGAGATGGGCCAGGAGGGGCCGGCCAATGCCCGCCTGCAGCTGGTGGCCCAGGGCGAGGAGCGGTTCGCTGCCACGGTCGATGCCAGTCCCGAGGCCTTCTCGCTGCGCCGCTTCAGCCAGGGCCGCGGCTTCATCCGCCGTGACGGCCAGCCGCTGGCCGGCGTCACCGGCGGCAGCCTGACCTTCTCCAACAACCTGGAGCGGGTCCGGGTGATCCGCGAGGACGGCCGGATCGAGGCGGCCGATCCCACCTTCGCCTCGGCCGAGGGCTCGATGTCGGTGCGCTTCGACGGGGCGACGCTGGTGGCCGAGGCGGCCAACGGCGATCCGGTGAGCCTGGAATACGGCTTCAGCTTCCCTGAGGGCTACGCGCTCCGCTTCGCGCTGCCCCGGGTCTTCCTGCCCAAGCCCAAGTACAGCGTCACCGGCCCCGGCGGGGTCGAGGCCAGCTTCGACTGGCGCGCCGCCTTCGACGACAGCGAAGGCACGATGCTGCGCGCGCACCTTCTCAACGACGTCATCAGCTACGCGTGAGGACCCATCCATGATCCGTCTCGACCTCTCCCGCGAGCCCCGCTGGCTCGACCTCGGCCACGGCGTGCGCCTGCGCGTCGCTCCTCTGACGACGTCGTTGATGGCCGCGGCCCGCAGCGACCCCTCGGTGACCGGCCTGCCCGAAGGAGCATCGAACGAGACCATCGCCGTCGCCATGGCCAAGGCGCTGGCCCGGCTCGTCGTGCTCGACTGGGAAGGCGTCGGCGATGCCGATGGCAACCCGGTGCCGGTGACGCCCGACGGCATCGACGCCCTGCTCGACATCCTGCCGCTCTTCGAGGCGTTCCAGCTGCGCTACGTCTCCAAGGGCCTGCTGCTGGAACAGGAAAAAAA